GTATCATGAGTGGTATGGGTGGCCTCGCCTATTCAAATTAAATTTTCATTATATATATTTTTTATATATTAAGATTATTTTAACTTAAATATATTCATATTATACTAATTATAATATGAACAATCAAACAAAACCAAAATATTTCAAAAATAGCATTTTTGAAAATAGCTGGAATATTGAATATTCTAATGGAAACATATATATTGTTGATGAACATGTTTTTGAAAAAATATTAAATTTTAACAAAAAATTTATATTTAATAATGATACTGAACCATATCCTTCATATGGAGTAAATAGAAAATATATTACATTAGTTGAATACATATTTGAATTTAATCCTGAATTATATAGTTATAATTTTAAAACAAGTAATATATTTGACTTAAGATATAAAAATATCAAAAATATAATTCCAAAAGATTTTATTGAATTAACAAAAAATTATAATGTTGTAGAATATTTGACTGATGGAGTATTAGTTCGTAGAGGTAAATATGCTGGAGAATTTAAAAATCCTATATGTAAAATATTAAATAAATATAATAAAGAAGAATATTTAATGCTTTGTAATAAAAATAAATTATGTAAGCTATGTCCTATTTCTTATCAAAAAATATTAGATTTTGAAAAAAATAATACCGATATTAATAACAATAAAATAATTTGGTCTTATCATACTAATGGGTATATATTGGGTAATAATTCGTTATTTATACACCAAGTTATAATGAATTATTATTGGAATGGTAAAGGAACCAAAAATAAAAGCGTAGATCATATTGACCAAGACCCATTAAACAATACTTATGATAATTTGCGTATAGTATCTCAAGAAGTTCAACGTCAAAATTCTAAAGGGATTAAAGAAGGAACAAAGAGGGCAAGGAAAACATCAGCACAACCATTACCTGAAGAAATCAATGAAAATATGATTAAAAAATATGTTACTTACAACAAAGAATGTTATAACAAAGAAAAACATCTTTATAGAGAATTCTTTCGTGTTGAAAAACATCCAAAACTAAACAAGGAATTCACCTCATCGAAATCCGAAAAAGTATCTATTCAAGAAAAACTAGCCCAAGCAAACAAAATCGTGGATGATTTAGAAAATGATATTTATCCAAACATGGAAGAAAAAATATTACCTATGTTTGTGAGTAATCGTGATTATAGAGGGAAACCTCATTTAACTTTTGACAGAAGAGCACCAGATGGAACAAGACAAAATGTAAGAATGGTGTTACCAAAAGAATATAAGTTAGAAGAACAAATTAACATTCTTAGAGAGAAAATCAAGATTAAATATGATTTAGAAATTTAATAATAGTTTTTTTCATTATATAATATATAATGACTGGGCGTAATTTAGATTATGGTCATATGTATGAAGGTCGTATGGCAAGAACAGAATTAGATAATATAGAGAGAAATGCTAAAAAATTACATAAACTTCTTAGAGACGACGACGATTTACCTGAATGGGTAAATAAAAAGATATTTTTAGCAAACAGTTATTTAAAATCGGCAACTAATTATTTACATAATAAAATCGTTCATAGAAGCCATTCTACAAAGAAACGAAAGACTAGAAAGGGAAAACAAACTAAACGAATTAAAAAATAGATCCGTTTTATTTACATTTATTACAATATTTTTTGATGGTTTACATTTTATATATATTTCATAACATATAAACATTAGTATTCAATAATATATATATAAAATAACATGATTGATGGAGTACATACATTAGGCGTCTTTATTATTGTATTCGTACTAATAACAGCTATAGTATTTATTTCATATATAGGTCTTTTTTTAAGCCAGATAATTTTTAGAACCGAAAATAACGAAAATTAGAATCTGATATTATTATTCGGATAAACAAATCTCCTTTTTATTTTGTATTCTTAGAGAGAAAACAAAGAGTAAATAAAGAGTAAATATGAACACGTTATTTGAATTAAAAAAATTGAAGTGTGTTTTCAAATACATATACAAATAGTATAACAATTTAAAATAGAAAAACAAGTTCATCATTATCAATAATAACCAAAATATGGAATCATCCGATAACCAAATTACTACTTGTGACGACTGTATGGTATGTCTATGTCAAATGGATGTACCGTCTGATACAATTACTACAACGTGTGGACATATATTTCATATGGAGTGTATTTCTATCTGGTATGATAAACAAACCAATGTATTTAATTGTCCTGCGTGTAGAGAGTCATTAGAATCAACTCCAAAAATCATATATGATATTCCTGATTCAAATAACACTTTATGTACGTACTTTAATGGAGATACATTAGAGGGTGTCCGTGAAAATGGAGAGTTTATCGGACAATGTAAACAGACAGATGTAGATGGAACATTCCTAGAAGGTGAATGGAAGAATGGAGAGTTTATCGGACAATGTAAAGAGGCAGATGTAGATGGAATATTCCTAGAAGGTGAAATGAAGAATGGAGAGTTTATCGGACAATGTAAATACACATTTGTATGTGGAACATTTTTAGAAGGTGAAAGGAAGAATGGAGAGTTTATCGGACAATGTAAACAGACATGGGTAGATGGAACATTCCTAGAAGGTGAAAGGAAGAATGGAGAGTTTATCGGACAATGTAAACAGACATATGTAGATGGAACATTCCTAGAAGGTGAAAGGAAGAATGGTCAGTTTATCGGACAATGTAAAGAGACATATGTACGTCATAACATAACGCGTGTCCGAGAATGCGAGGTGAAAAATAGAATGTTTAAGTATAAACTGAAATGTCATATTGGAACACCCGTTTTCCAATATGATACAAAATCTAGGTTAATAAACAGATTTGATTCTATTAAAAGTTGTGCTAAATCGCTAAAAACTGGTCGTCATCAAATTACAAAACGATTAAATGGTGTCAAATGTCGTGACACCGCTCTTTACCCAGCCAATTATTACCTAAACCAGTATGTATTTTCCACAACAAAAATATAATTAACAAAGAATAATATACAAAATATAACTAACAAAAATATAACTAACAAAAATATAATTAACAAAGAATAATATACAAATATATAACATAATTTTCATGAATATAGCATTGGGTATTTTTATTGTTATGATTGTAATCGTAGCTATTGGTATATGTCTTGCTTTTTGCGGTGAGTAGTTCCTTTTTTTAGGTTATAATTGTCATATACACTATTGAAGATGTAAAACGCTATTTACTATCTATTTACTTACTTACACTTGTAATATTATTATATGTATTTAAGAATACATCTTCGTATTGATGTATTTTTATCATAGTGCTTTTTATAGATGAAATTAATTTATACAAATCTTCATTTTCTATATACATATACAAGTGATAACGATATGATCTTTTTAAAATAGGTTTTACTATTACCATATAATTGCCATCACTGTCCATCATCAATTTATTTTTTTCCATTTGTGTCATATTTTCTAATATAAGTACATTCAAATCATTAAATTTAGTTGTATACATTAAATCATACTTTTCAAAAGAGCAAATCATATCATTGTATAACTTCATATATTCATTTGATGTATTTTTATAATTTATAAGTAAAGTCAATATATCAACCATTTCATAATCGCTTAATTTTGTCAATGTTTCTGATTGTATGTGGTCGGTAAGAGAATTTATTGTATGTTTATACGTAGTTATAGATGAAATTTCGGTATTCATAATTGGTAAGATTACATCGTCATCATAACTATCTTCGCAACACTTGTTAAGAGATGTATTCATATTATAATATTTAATAATATAATATAATTATTATATTATTATATCAATTTTATTCATTATACCATATTGTTATCAATACAAAATTCACTATAAGCGTAAAAAAAATTAAACAAGTCTATTACCATACGACTCGTTTTCTGATATATAATCTTTGTATATATCATCACGTTTAATATTGTTTCGTTCATTTATTATACACAAGTGTGTTATTTTTAAATAGGTGTGTTAAATAATTTATTCATGTTTTCCACTTCGGGTCTTTCTTCCACGTCTACAAATATTTTTTCTATTAAACTGTCGTCTCTAAAACGAATACTATAATCTTTACCTACTTGATTTCTTCCAATGCGACCTAATGCTTGAATTGTCTTCTCTTGTGTCATATTATTTAGGTCCTTACTAATATATCCATGACAGAATTGATAATTTGTTCCGTAAATATAATCAGATGAGGCAACAACCATGTATAATTTTTGTTGAATAGCCAATTGTTTCATAATTTCTGTATAATTATTGTCATGATTGTTAGTGAAAACACCTATACCCATTAAAAGCAATATTTTCCAACTACTTTTCACTTCCATAAGCATAATTCGTTCTACATCATTTGGATCAATATTACACGAATATTCACGATCTATTGTCTTCTTTTGTATCCAACGTCTTAAATGCTCTAATTTATTAGGGACAAATACATCACTTAAAGCAATTGTCTTCACTAGTTTATATAGTTCATCTATTTCTCCGCGCAACTTTTTCTGTTCAGGAGTAATCTGTTCCTTAACCATTTTGCGTTCCTTCTCTATTTCTTTACCTAAACTATCTTCCAGCTTTTGCTCCTTTTGTTTTAAAACAGCTAGGACTTTGTCGTTATATTCAATCGCTTCCATCATATCCTTGATTACTTCCTCTGGAATTTTCACACTTTGTAGGATAAATTTGGATATCTTCTCTACATCGTCAGCCAAGAATATAGTTGGTCCATCGGTCAACGTATGGGCATCAGTGGTAGCAACGTGAATGTTTGACTCGTATTTTGCCACTCTCACTGACTGAAAATGTGTGTAAATTTGTCCCCATTCTTCTTGACGAATACGACCAAGCAATTCTAAATAATGTATTTTCATATTATTCATAGTCAATTCATTTAAATCGTCATATTTTACTGATATTTGATGTCTATCTTCATGAATTAGTTTCATTTTATCCATGTAATAAATAAACTTGACAATTTCACCCAAGTCAAAGTATCGTAGTAAGGTCATGTACTTCTTACAATGGGCAACACTTTCTTGTAATTTACTATAATCACCATATTTTAAATGGGGCATTTCCACTTCGCTTTTAGAATTTAACAAAGGAATAGACTTGTTACAATCGTGACTCACAATATTATGTACCATGCTATTTTCAAATCGGGATGTAAAATCAGCAATCGTCTCTTGTAAATCCTCTTGATGAGGTAATGTGGCTGATGATAGAATAATATTAGGAATGATATTCTTTTGCCAAACATCGGCTATATAACTGTGAAATTCGTGCTCTTCGTAATCCATCGTAATAGTCGGTTCATCCCAATACATAATCATGTCCTCTTTTTTATTAAACGCATTCATATAATACATAGCGCATACATAAGACTTGATATCACAAATCATAATCTCTACGTTCTCTCCATTGGAATTATCCACCTTTTTACTACCATCACGATACTTAATATCCTTGCCACTCTTGTTATGCTTTACATAATCTTTTGCGGAGAAATAGTGAAGACGAATGTCTGTTACATCATTACATCCAAAAGCAAAGGCAATTTTCTTACCCATAGATATAGCGGATTTTGCTAGAGCTAAACCGACGTGTCTAGCTGCACAAACAAATATGACGCGTTTTGTTTCAGATAATCCTAGAGGACTCATCGTTTTCCCGGTTCCTGTAGGAGCAATGTACAATATCAATTTTGGATTAGGGTTTTTCGCAATGGTAAATAATTCTTTCTGATGTTCGTATAATTGGTAATCTTTGTATTTAACTAATTCGTCATTTTTCTCTATTAGGTCACTACATTGAAGGAATAATTCCTCTATTTTTAATTCTTCTTTGTATTCATCTAGAACCGCAACAATAAATTCTGTCACATATGGGTTCACGTTGGTTATTTTTAATTTCATTAAATGAAAGAGCGTATAGTAATTTTTATTGAATTTTTTCATATTGTCTTTGTAAAAGTATTTCATTGTCTGTTTTGCTATATGGAGTAAATAGAATTCAAATATTTTATCACCACAATCTTGAAGCGTCTTACTTAAATGTTCCAATTTCATTTTTTCAATGGAAACTAAACGTTGAAGTTTGAGTTGAATATTACTTTGAAATTCAAAATCATATGTAGTCATTAATTCACGTATCATCGGTAAGAAGTGTTCATTATATAAATAATGATTTACACCATCATTTGGTTCCAACTTTAAATAATTAGAAATAGACATATTTTTATTGTATATATAATTCACATCACTATATCCAGCAATGATTAATTTTAAAATTTCTCGTTCCTCTTGCGAGATAGGGATTTCGGTAGTATCCCATTCAGTTTTAGTAAGCTTTTGTTGATTTAGATCCATTGTGTATTAACTAGGTTATTAGTATATAACGTCGTTTATTTATTTCAATTTTTATTAGAAAGTGGTGCAAAATATAATATGACTTTGAATATTCAAATTCACGGAAAAATATAATAAAATTGATTTTATTTATTTAACAATAATTACATAAATATATTCTACTTATTTATACAAATGAACGGTCCAGTAATTATAAGCATTGACGGCAACATTGGTTCGGGGAAATCAACATTATACACTGATTTACAAAAACATTATCAAGATAGAAGTGATATTTGTTTTGTTCCTGAACCAGTGGATGATTGGACCAAAATAGTGGATGCTGAAAATACACCCATTTTGACAAATTTATATAAAGATACTAAAAAATATGCGTTTCGTTTCCAAATGATGGCTTATATTTCACGCCTCCATCTTCTTAGAAAAAAAGTGAAAGAAAATAAGTACCGTATTATTATTAGCGAACGATCAGTACAAACCGATAGAAATGTTTTCGCGAAAATGCTATTTGACGATGATATGATTGAAAACGATGAATATCAAATTTACAATGAATGGTTTGACGAGTTCTTAGATGATATGAACTTAGGAGGCATTATTTATGTTAGAGCTGAGCCAAATGTATGCGCTGAACGCGTAATCATTCGTGGTCGTGAAGGAGAAACGATACCGATTGAATATCTACAAAAGTGTCATCAATATCACGAGGACTGGTTAAAGAATAGTACGAATAAACTCACTATTGAAGCGAATGTTGACACGCGTGTAAAAGAAAATGCTCATATCCGCGAAGACTGGATAAGTCGGATTGAGGATTGGATGGTAAATGAATTACGTATATCACCAGGCAATCCAAGCAATCCAAGCAATCCAAGCAATCCAAGCAATCTAATTAATTATATCATTCAATTTGATGGAGCTTGTAGAGGTAATCCTTCCAATACTCTCGGACTAGGATATTTGTTAAAAACACGTGATGCTAATAATATAACTGCCAGCAAAAACGATACGTTATTAGATCAGCAATGTTCCCACCACCATACAACGAATGGTACAAATAATGAAGCTGAATATTTATCCATGATTAAAGGAATGGAATTGGCACTGAAACATAATTTGACAAATATCGTATTAGAAGGAGATTCTATGTTAGTTATTAACCAAATGACTGGCAAGTTTCAAGTCAAGGCCGAAAATTTAATTCCATTATATAATACAGCAAAAGAATTAGAAAGCAGGTTTAATTCGGTTCAATATCAACATGTTAAACGAGAATTTAATAAAGAAGCTGATAAATTAGCAAATAAGGGACTTGATAAGGGTGAAGAAGGTGTACCAAAATGTACTGGATGTTCACCTAGATTTCAAGAAAATCAATTAGCACATACTGGACCGTCCGGTTGCTTGGAGAGTAATGAATGTTAAATTACCAATGGTGTAAGAAAATTATAAATATATTTATTTATTTTTATTTATAATTTTTATTATTTCTTGTAAAGTCTGTCTAGTTGAGGTATACTTCCCTCATCAAATTTATTTCCAGTGATATTAACAATAGTAATATCTATTTTTTTTATTTCCTTGATTTTATATTCTGTTTGTATGTTCGTTATTCTTAATGTATATGATAAATAAATACTATGTTCATTTA